CAGCATTCTCTCCGAGCAGATTGCTCTTGAGATTGATCGCGAGATCCTTGCTGACTTGGTTCGCGGTGCCACCGCTGCAACATACTACTGGGCCCGTTCCCCCGGTATGTTCCTCAACCGTGAGACTGGCCTAGAGGTTGGTGCTAATACAGCTGCCCCTGACTTCACCGGTACAGTGTCCGAGTGGTACGAGACTCTTGTCGAGACCATTAACGACGTTTCTGCTCAGATTCACCGCAAGACGCTTCGCGGTGGTGCAAACTTCATCGTTTGCTCCCCTGAAGTTGCGAACATTCTTGAGTTCACCGCTGGCTTCCGTGCTTCCGTCACTGCTGACGACGAGCGTGGTACCGTTGGTGCTGTCAAGGTTGGAGCCCTGAGCAAGAAGTTTGATGTCCACGTTGACCCTTACTTCCCACGTCAGGTGATCCTTGTTGGCCGTAGAGGCGGTTCATTCCTCGAAAGTGGATATGTATACGCTCCTTACGTCCCGCTGCAGGTCACTCCCACCATCTTTGGACCCGAGGACTTCGTGCCTCGTAAGGGCGTGATGACTCGTTACGCCAAGAAGATGGTGCGTCCTGATATGTACGGACTCGTCATCTGCCGCGGCATGGTTGGAGAATCTGGAGCGTAAGCCTAGAACAACCTAACGGGTAAAAAGTTAAGCCCCCTCTTCCAAGTGGAGAGGGGGTTTTCTTTTTGAGGTAGGCCAAAAAATACCGCCAGCAAATTTTTGAGATTTTTCGTTTTTTAAAAAAAGGTTACTATTTATAAAAAGACCCACTTTAGGAGAACATACCATGGGAAAGAAACGTAGAGCAATCGCTCATCCAAATAAATTCAAAGCAAGAGCCAGAAATCTCGGCCGAACCCGAGCCCCTGCTGCCGCGCCTTCCAACAGCGAGGCAATTGAGGAATTGGCAACAAAGGTTGAGGTTGCCCCTGCCCCTGAGCCCGTTGTCGCCACTCCCGCTGTAGCTGAAGAAGAGCCCGCTCCTGTTAAACGCGCAAACTCAGCGAAAAAGAAGACCAGCAAAACTCGTAGAACAACAACTAAGAAGGTCGATTCTTCTGAAGCATAGTAAAACGGGCCTGTTTCCTGTTTCTCGTACTACTTATGCTTAGGAGGATCCGTGATGGCCCAGCCCACTTTAACGCCGTCAAGCAACACGAGCGTTTCCAAACTACCAGTTACAGGCACAGCAGGCGATGTAGCTTCCGCTTTGCCTTTTGGCATTTATTCTAGCAATACTGACTTTCTGTCCGGCGCCGCAGAGCAGGTTGCGTATACCTATAAGAAGCTGGGCGGTGACGTTTTAGACATTGAGCTGAAAGCTTCAAACGTTTACGCAAACTATGAAGAGGCTGTATTAGAGTATTCATACCTAATCAACACTCACCAAGCTAAAAATGTTCTTTCCGATGTCTTGGGTGCTACAACCGGCACATTTGATCATGACGGCAGCCTAAAAACGGGCCCAGAAGGAATTAACTTAAAGTTTCCTCGATTTGAATTCGCCTATGCACGACGAGTTGCAGATGCCATCTCTACGGAAGCCGGCTCAACAGGCGGCACACTTACAGAATACTCTGCTAGCTTTTCTTTGGAAAACGGGGTGCAAGATTATGACTTACAAACAATCATTTCCGCTTCTGCAGATGAGAGCGCCAGTGATTTTTACAATCTTGTAGGAAACAACAAAGTCCAGATTCGACGTGTTTACTATATCTCTCCTCGTGCAATGTGGAGATTTTATGGATATTATGGCGGAGTAAGCGTCGTTGGCAATATGAACACCTATGGCCAGTTCGCGGATGACTCTACATTTGAGATTATCCCAACTTGGCAGAATAAGATGCAGGCTATGACATATGAGGACTCAATTTACACAAGAACGTCCCATTATTCATATGAGATTATTAACAATAAGCTGCGATTATACCCTGTCCCACAAGCAGATCTGACGCACAGAACAATGTGGGTGTCCTTTACAGTGCAGAAAGACCCATTTGAAGAGTATGATGACAGAAAGAGTGGCATTGAGGGCGTGAACAACATGAACACCATTCCGTTTGACAATGTTCCTTACGAAAACATTAATGCAATCGGAAAACAGTGGATCCGTCGCTTTGCTTTGGCCTTATCTAAAGAGACTTTGGGCCAAATTCGAGGTAAATTTGCAACTTTGCCGATTCCTGGCGATAACGTGACTCTAAACCACTCAGAATTGTTGTCACAAGCCAAAGAGGAGCAAGAAAAGCTTAGAACAGAATTGAAAGAAGTGCTTGATCAGCTTACTTACACTGCAATCATGGAAGACGATGCCAAGATTGCCGATGCAGCTAGCAAGATTAATACTTCAATTCCAATGAAGATCTATGTGGGGTAGATAAATGTCCGATGAAAACAATAAATGGTCACAACCCGACGCTCCGCCCCCACCCTTGTTCACCGGACAGCCTGAGCGAGATCTAGTAAAGCAGGTAAACGATGAGCTTATTGAAAGGGTCATCGGCCAGACCATTGTTTACTATCCTATTGATATTGAACATACCGACTTTCATGATCTGTATGGCGAAGCCATGAGAAAAACCTTTTTGCCGCCAGTTAGGGTGCATGCTTTAGTAGAGTTTGAGGGAATTAAGACCAAATATACATCTGGTGTTGGCCTGGACAAGGAAGCGGGGATTGTTGTACACTTTCACAAGCGAAGATTGACAGAAGATCAAGATCTTTATGTAAGAGAAGGCGATTTCGTTTTATATGGCAACCTGCATTATGAAATCGTGGCCTTGGAAGAACCCCAGCAGCTATTTGGTCAGATTGAGCACAGATTTGAGATCGTTGCCAAGTGTATTAAGGCAAGAAAGGGGGTATTCGATGGCAGTTAAGATTGTTAGGCCAACTCGCGCCAAACCTGTTAGAAATAACACTAAAAACGAACAAGAAACAATTGACTTGTTTATGACCCCCTCTACACTAGAAACGGTCGACCGTGCATTATTCGAATTTATCGATGAGGTGCTAAATATTCACTTTACCAAGGCCGATCAGGAGGCAGCAAAGGTGCCGGTGATCTGGAACTCTGCAGAGAGGACATTTCAGATCAAAAATGACAAAGATTTGAGAGATTCTGAGGGACACATCAAAATGCCGATTATCACAGTCGAAAAGACTTCGGTTACAAAGGATCCTCGCCAGCATGGAACAATTGTAGCAACTCTTGCCCCTCTTGACGGCGTGAATGGTGGGGAGTGGGTCGTGGCAAGAAAGATAAAGCAAGACAGGACATCTTTATTCGCCGCGTCGAATAACGCCCGCCAGTGGGACTCTAAAAATGGTGTGATCGGGGCCCAGACGGGCATTGGTGAGCCGTACCATCCTGCTGAAAATAAAGAGATTGTGTATGAAACGTATACTACACCAATTCCCGTGTATGTGAATGTGACTTACTCAATTGTACTGCGTGCACAGTATCAACAGCACCTAAATGATCTATTGACCCCGTTCCTTACACGGACAGGTCACTGGAACATCATGGAAATTAATCATGATGGGCACTTTTATGAGGCCTTCTTGCCAACTGAATATTCTACAAACAATAACGTCTCCGATATGTCAGAAGAGGAGAGAACTTACGAAACCAAATTTGATATTCGTGTATTAGCATATTTAGTGGGACAAGGGCACAACCAGCAGGGCCCCCTCATTGCGAAAAAAGAAAACCTTGTCAAAGTACGATTGCCCCGCGAGCGAGTTATTGTTGAGGAAGAACATCCCGATAAAAACAACGGGCAATTTTATAAAGAGTAAAATGGAGATTGGGTCAAACCGTTACTATTTACTATACGATAAGGCTCAACATATGCAAAAGAGCATTTGCAAAATTTAAAAGTTTTTAAGGAGTTTAAAAAATATGTCAGTCAAGAAGTTCAAATTCGTCTCCCCCGGCATCTTTATTAAGGAGGTCGATAGATCCTTCAGAGAGCCAGCCGCACCTTTGGTAGGCCCCGTAATTATTGGTCGTGCCCCCTTCGGTCCGGCAATGCGCCCCATCAGGGTAGAATCTTTTGGAGATTTTGTCCGCACGTTCGGAAACCCCGTTAGCGGTTATAAGGGCGGAGATCTTTGGCGCCACGGAAACTTGGGTGGCCCTACTTACGGTGCATATGCTGCACAAGCATACCTCGCCGCCAACGTAGGTCCCGTTAACTATGTTCGACTCCTAGGCACGCACAATGCCAACAAGACCGCAGACGCCGGCGCTACTGCAGGCTGGACAACATCAAAAAACCAGACCGAGTCCCACGAGACCAATGGTGGAGCCTATGGCCTTGTCTTGTTTGATTCTGCATCGGTCTCCCAAACTGTCACCGGATTCGTTAGTGGAACACTCGCCGCAGTCTGGTATCTAGAAGAGGGCAGCATCGTTCTCAAGGGTACCCGCCGAAATGGCGTTGGTGGCACCGCAGTTACTTCTTCTGCTGCTCTCATGAGAACGACCAATGCCGCTACTCATGAGTGCCGTGCAATTATTAGAGATGCTAGCAACGCTGTAGTAAAAGAAACCTCCTTCAACTTTGATAGAGACTCGGATATTTATATTCGCAAGGTCTTTAATACAAATCCGCAGAAAATCAACAGCAGATTTACGAAAGCAGACGATATAGAAAAGTATTGGCTTGGTCAGACCTACGATCAAATGGTTGAGACAACAATCACTGGTTCTGGTGTGGATCACACCCTCGCCGCAATCGTTGGCCTTAAGAAGGGGTCAGTTGGATTCCACGATCAGGAACTGGCATACCAGAACGGTAAAACAGGTTGGTTTATCGGTCAAGATATGGGTGTTAACACGGCTTTCCGTGCAACCAGCGCACAAAAGCTATTTAGGCTTGTTGGTCTAGAGGGTGGTGCCTCCACGCAGAGACGCTTCAAGGTCTCCATCGAAGACATTAAGGCCCCCAGCAACCCAGATATTTACCCTTACGGCTCATTCTCAGTCGTGCTGCGGTCCCTCTCAGATACGGACAACAAAGTGCTGGTAGTTGAAAGATTCACAGGATGTAATATTGACCCTGACTCTCCTGATTACATCGCCAAGAAGATTGGTGATATGTATCTGGAATGGAGTGATTCTGAAGCCCGCTTTAGAGAGTACGGAGATCATCCAAATAACTCTACGCACATTCGGGTTGAAATGGATGATGCCACACACAATGGTTCCGTGGAGCCTTCGCTGATTCCCTTCGGAGTTCTCGGACCCCCGGCGCCCAAGCCGATTAAGTTTATCCCGGGCCACGGCCCTGCCGTAGCCGGCGGAGATTCTGCAGGCTCAACCGCACTAGACGACGACGCCACCACCAACGCCGTTGGACCCGCTCATGTTGGCGCGTACTTCATTGGAGCAAACGCGATTCCACAAGCAAAGCATGTCGCCCTCGGAAACGTGCTGGGAGTAGACGGAGCATTCTCTGGCTCACTGCGATTCCCTGCCCTTCTCATGGTTTCCTCGTCTCTTGACGCTGGTCTTTCCGACCAGACTGACGCATACTTCGGTGTTAACACGAATCGAAGCAGAACGTCTAGTAGACATGATGAGAGTGTAGTAGATTACTTGCTTCCAATTGATGAGTCAACAAGTGCGAACTCTTGGGATCCAAAGCCTGGATTCGAGCACTCATACATGTTCTCCATGGATGATCTAGCATATGATACAGCACTTGGCTGCATGAACTATGTGTCAGGATCCCGCATTTCTGGAGATTCATACTCAGCACTCAACTCATTCAGTGCAACCCTTGACTTGGGCTATGACCGCTTCACTACTGTCTTCCACGGTGGCCACGATGGTGTCAACATTACCGAGATGGAGCCTTTCAACAACGAGATTGTGAAGGTAGCAGGAGCATCACAGTACAACAACTATGCTTACAACAGTCTTCACAGAGCAATCACTTCTGTCGCAGATCCTGAGTTCATTGAGATGAACCTTCTGTCAGTGCCCGGCCTCCGCGCCGCAGGCCTAACAAACTATGCTATGGAAGTCTGCGAAGAGCGCGGTGATGCCTTGGCAATTATCGATGTAGCTGACGGCGACTACACTCCTCGTACGGAGTCCAGAGACAGCGCCCAGAACAGAAGAGGTTCAGTATCTACAGCAGTAGCAAATATGAAGAGCCGCAGGCTTAACACGAGTTACGGTGCAACATACTACCCCTGGGTTCAGATTTTGGACGAAGCCCGAAGCACCAACGTGTGGGTTCCGCCTTCTGTCGTTGCCCTCGGCACGTTGGCTTCCTCTGAAGCCGCGAGCGCAGTCTGGTTCGCCCCTGCAGGATTCAACCGCGGCGGTCTAACAGACGGTGCAGCAGGAATTCCTGTTATTTCCGCCCGTCAGAGACTGTCCCGTAAGGATCGTGACTCACTCTATGAGAACAATGTCAACCCAATTGCTAAGTTCCCTAATGAGGGGCTAGTAATCTTCGGACAAAAGACGCTTCAGGCCCAGCCCAGCGCCCTTGACCGAGTTAACGTACGTCGCCTGATGATTTACCTCAAGAAGGAAGTCTCTAGAGCTTCTACCCAAGTCCTGTTTGACCAGAACGTCGAATCTACTTGGAACCGCTTCAAGAGCCTTGTGGATCCCATCTTGGCTGGCGTAAAAGCACAGTTTGGACTCACTGAATATCGACTAATTCTTGATGAAACCACCACTACGCCAGACTTGATTGATCAGAACATTCTATATGCGAAGATCATGCTTAAGCCTGCCAGAGCGATTGAGTACATTGCGATTGATTTCAATATCATGCCAACAGGTGCTTCTTTCGATGATTAAAGTTGGAAGAAAAAATACAAATTTGATTATAAAACTATATAATAACAAGGAGAACAAGTAAAATGCCATTTTGGACAACACCCACAGAAGGAACTGGTCGCGACCCTAAAAGAGGTTTTAGGTTTCGAGTTCAAATCGGAAACATTACCGGACTCGGCTCTTCCGGGTACATGTGGTATGCAAAGTCTGTAGACAAGCCCAGCTTCGAAATCAGTACACAGGAGCATGATTATTTGAATCATAAGTTTAAGTTCCCGGGTAAGACAACTTGGTCTCCTGTTAGCATGAAGATGGTTGATCCAACGAATCCAGATATGGCAGCCACTTTGTCTGATATCGTCACATACGCAGGATATCACCCTCCATCAACCGCCGATGATCATACCTCGATGTCAAAGTCCTCGGCTGTTAAGACCTTGGGTGATGTGTATATTGAGCAGATCGATGCCAACGGCACTATGATTGAAAAATGGACGCTTAAAAATGCTTGGATTTCCAAGGTAACATATGGTAACCTAGATTATAGTTCAGAAGAGCTAACAGAGGTAGAAATGGAATTTCAATATGACTGGGCCACGTTAGAAACGAAGACAGGAAGCGCCCGCACCGGCGCCGATCCAGGCAACACCGAGTGGTGGGGCGCCAATGATCCATATCCTACCAACACGCCCTAATTAATACAATTGACAACAACTTAATGCTATAATGAAAAGAGAGGTGATTTTTGTCAAGAAATAATGATGATCGATTGACGCCAACAACCGGCGCAACACAAGATGCATCCACCGAAACTCCTACAGCAGCAACACATACTAATGAGACGGCTAACACTGCTTCGCCGTTTCAGTTTGTTGCGCCTACTGAGTTCGTGGAACTGCCCTCACGAGGTGAGTTTTACCCCGAAGGGCATGTACTAAGCGGAGTCGAAACAATTGAAATTCGACAAATGACGGCAAAAGATGAGGACATTCTAACGTCTAGAGCTTTACTAAAGAACGGTACTGCTCTCAACAGAATGATCAATAATCTAATTGTCGATAAACGAATTAACGCAAACAACATGTTAGTTGGCGATAAGAACGCTATTATTGTTGCAGCACGGGCTTCAGGCTACGGCCCAGAGTACCTTACAAAAGTAACTTGTCCAAACTGTGCTGAAACGTCAACATGTGAGTTTGATTTGGGTGAAGTTACGAATACGGATCCTAACGCATATACTGAGTACGATGCGGTTACTAGAGAAGGTGCTCACTTTAATATTACGCTTCCTGCGACCAACGCAACAGTCACTGTAAGAATGCTTACTGGAGCAGATGAGGAGCGAACTGCAAAGAATAACCGCATTCACAAGAAAGCGGGAGTCCAAGCTGGCACAACGCTAACAGGCCAGCTTCGAAGCTTTATTGTCGCTGTTAATGGCGATACAACACAAAAAAACATCGCGTATTTCGTAGATCACATGCCAGCAAGGGATTCTAGGTTTTTACGCACTATTTATAGGGTCATTACGCCAAATGTAGACATGGTTCAGCAGTTCATCTGCTCACACTGTGACTACGCTACAGAAATGGAGGTGCCGTTTACTGCGGACTTTTTTTGGCCTGACCGATAATTATATGGAGCAAGTGTATGAGCAATTCTTCTTCCTGAAGTATAAGGGAGGGTGGAGTTTGACAGAAGCATACAGTTTACCCATCGGGCTCAGAACATGGTTTGTTGAAAGATTGGTAAAGCAAATAGAGGCCGAAGCAAAAGCTATTCAAGAAGCTGGTAAAGCAAGATGAACGGTCTCTCCCCTCACACCTACCCTCACAGCTTTATCAAACATCAGCAAGCTTAAAAAGCCGGGAGTTCGCTCCCGGCTTTATTTTTATAAAACACTATTTATTTTAGCAACAAGGTTATTACGCGCTATGCAAGACTTAAATGAAGACAAATTAGAAGAGTTTGAAATCAATTTCGATCACTTGAGAGACCCAGAACTACGAGAAAGCTTTTTGGCTTCTTTTGGTTACATGGTCAAGTCCTTATTGAAAGGGATGTTTGGCAATAGAGTGCCACAAACAAGAGTAATCGGAACAAAATCAGAAGTAGAGGCGTTTGCAAAAGCACTTGGCTCAGAGCGTAATTACTTGGCAACCTTACAGAACTATGGGCTAGACAATCCCAGGGCAGTAAAGAACAAAGCGGTACTCAGAAAGAATGTATCTAGCTTTGAAAGGAAAACGGGTCTAAAATGGCCGTTTAAGGTATAGTGAGTTATGGCAGATAAGTTTACCGAAAGAGATGTAGCTATCGTAAAAGAGCTTGAGTCTGTCGTGGAAAGCTTAAAGGAGGCTAGTGCCACCCTTGCAGAGAACTTTAAAAAAACCGCCGCATCAGCCTCAAAATTATCATCAGAAGAGCAAAAGCGATACGATATAAGCCAAAAAAACACCGATACGCTACAAACTGAGGCAGCCTTATATGAGTCAATTGGCCAAAAAGCTTCAGACATGCAGATCCGAGCGGATTACATGTACGATGCCGCTGAGCGCCGCTTGGAACTTCATCAAAGATTGTTGGCCGCCGACCGAGAGCGTCTGGAACTTCGATTAAAAAATGGCGAGATCATGGAGGAGATGTATGAACAGAAACTCCTGACGTTAAAAGCAAGCGAAGATGTGCAGCTTCAAGAGCAGAAAAGGCTAACTCAATTAAAGGGCGCTAAGTCTGTTAACAAGGATATAGCTGATGGCATTATGAAAATGGCCGGCCTCTCAGATGAGTTATCTTTAGAAGGTAAGCTCCTGGCGGCCTTTGCTAACGGAGCAAGCCTTAAAGACATCCTAGGCGGCGTATACGGAAATTTGAAAAAAGCAGAATTTGGCACATTTGCTTTAGATGCTGCAAGCAAAAAATTGACTGGAGGCATCATTGCCCTTGCTACAGCCGCCTTCCACCAAGCATTAGCTTTGGATTCTGCTCAGTCAGACCTCGACAAACTTACAGGCGGTATGGGACGCTATAACCAAGTTGTGGAAGACGCATACCAGAACAATAAAGCTTACGGTGTCACTGTTGAGAATGCATCATCTGCTACAGCAAACTTATTCCGAAATACTAGTCAGTTTTCACTCATGAATCAAAAGACACAAGGCGAACTAATTGATACTGGCGCTTTGTTAGAACAAGCCGGAGTTAGCGCTGACGCTTTTTCGATGGGTCTAGAAGTATCTATGAAAGCCCTTGGGAACACGGCAGAACAAGCACGAGATACCCAGACTGACTTACTTAGATTCGCTCAAGAACTAGGAATGTCGCCACAAATGATGGCTGAAAGCTTTGCCGACGCCGGCCCAGTCCTCGCTAAATTCTCATACAACGCAGAGCGCAATTTTAAAGACGTCGCGAAGGCTGCTAAGGCTACTGGTATGGAAATTAGTAGAATCTTAGATTATACACAGCAATTCGACACATTTGAAGGCGCCGCAGACAAAGTTGGCTCTCTTAATGCTATGCTTGGTGGCGACTTTGTAAATGCTATGGATCTTATGGCAGCCGAAAACCCAGCCGAGCGTATGAGAATGATTACAGATGCTGTTAATGAGGCCGGTAAGAGCTTTGAAGATATGTCGTATTATGAAAAGATGGCCATTGCAGAAGCCGGCGGCTTTGCCGATGTGCAAGAGCTTTCAAAAGCGCTTTCAGGAGACCTAGATACACTCAATGTTTCTACAGAACAGCAAGCTTTGGAGCAAGAGCGACTGGCAGAAATTGCCAGAACTAACCAAGATGTACAATCTCAGCTTGCTGCAGCTTTTGCAGCCATGGCTCCCGATCTTAAGTTTATTATTGATAAGGTTAGTAACGGACTCAATAAAGTGTTGCCAATATTAGCCAGACATGGTGGAAAAATAATCGTCATGCTTGGCGCCCTAAAAGTTGTTGCCATGGCCGCCCAGTTCGCCATGGCGCTAAAAACGCTGGGATTAATATCAAATACAGCCGCACTAGGAGCAAACAGATTAGCAGGCCTTAAGAATATTGCTATGTTCGTCGCTGAGAAGGTCGCAATCGGTCTTTCGACTGCTGGTTATATATTGTATGCTGGTGCTCTAGGTACTGTAACGTTGGCCAAATTCGCCCTCGCCGGCGCAGCAAAGCTTTTGGGCATGGTCATGGCTGCCAACCCGATTGGCTTAGCTATTGTCGGAATCCTTGCCGTTGGTGCTGCGATTTACGCGCTTGTTAACGGGTGGGAAAAAACAGTAGATATGATGAAGACCATTGGAATAAGGCTCTTTCAAGTAATTACTTTTCCTATGAGGGCTGCTGTTGCATCCGTCATCGGCGGCTTCAACCTCATTATTAGAGGTATGAACAAGATCCCCGGGGTCAATATTCCGATTATTCCCAACCTTAGCGGTGCCATGGCAGCAGGAATTCCCATGTTATCAAATGGAGCAAACGGACTGCCCCAGGACATGATGACGATCACAGGCGACGGCCCAGGCGGTAAAGGTGAAGTTACTACACTACCACAAGGGGCATCAGTGGCTCCCGCTAATACGAATTCTCCCGCAGTCGAGATGACCCGGGTTATTACAGCCGCTCATCAGATGGGACGTACCGAGAAAGGCATGGGAGGCGGCCAGCCTGTTCAAATCACGTCTGTCTTACAGCTAGACAAGAGGGTCTTGGCAACAGCCACTGAGGAAACTGTGATTGGGCTATTGGATCCCGCGCAGGGATAGGAGGGTAGAAGATGGGCTTTATAGACAAATTAAACGATCAGCTAAGGGGACGAGACAGCCTATTTGATGAAAATGAAGGTAAGTTTGACGATAGAACCGAAATTTATGCTAATGGTAATAAACTATTTTTAGAATTTTATCACCTACCCTCCGATAAATCTGTTGCATTTAAAGGCTATATTACCTCGTGGTCAGATAAATTCGAATCTAGATACAATGCTGAAACGGTATACGGCCGAAACGACGATATTCACACTTTTGAAGGCACTACAAGAAGCATATCACTTAGTTGGGATGTGGTTGCTGGTAGTTACGAAGAAGCAAGAAATAATCTTGCGCGCGTCTCGATGCTGGCCCAGTTTTTGTACCCCGCTTACAAAATGAAGACTTTCAATTTTTCAAACTCTACCGGAGCCCCACAAGACCTCAAGGTTGGAACGATGACAAAAGCGCCGCTAATCAAAGTCAGATTTGCAAACTTGGTCATGGATGCTAGAGGTTCAGTAAATAGTGTGGATGCGAAAGATACTGGCTTATTGGCTGCTTTGGATGGCCTCACAGTTGAGGCAGATTTAGAAGCTGGCGTGTTCGACAGCGCCGGCCTTGCGACCCCAAAGGTGTTCAAGTTATCTGCCAACTTGTCAGTATTGCACGAGCACACTCTTGGGTGGGACAACGATTCCAAGGTGTGGCTAGGAACAAGCGAGAACGCCGGCGCTTACCCATATAATGCTTTTGGTCCCCAGAGCTATGAAGGTGGCTCTAGCACAGCCGCCCCGACTGCAGGTGGCAGTTCCACTCCCGCCCCGACCCCTTCGGGAGCTACCCCGCCAACATCCAGCACACCATAGGTATAAATTATGAGCAGCAGATATCACGGAAAAAATAAAAAGACTACTGATTTGACGACTCATAAGGAGTTGTTAGAGCGCCGCGCCACCACAAAAATTAACCACTTTGAAACGCCGAAACTGAACCACCCAACTCCCGAGCAAAGAGAGCAGATGACGCAATCTGTACATGTGTGGAAAGAGGGTGACCGATTTTTCAAATTAGCCCACCATCACTACGGTGATTCAAAATATTGGTGGGTAATTGCATGGTGGAACTTGAGGCCTACAGAAGCCCACGTTAAAATCGGAGAAGTGCTTCGAATCCCGGGCCCCCTTGGTCAAGTGATGAGTATTCTGAAGAGGAAGATTTAAAATGGCATTACCTCCAAAGCCAACGCCAATAAGGTGGACTCCATCGCAGGAGATCGTAGATGCTGTTAATAAAATAACCTTATATGTACCAAATGCTGAAGGTGAGATAGTTCCAGTTGAAGGAGATATCTCTCCTCCGTACACAGCTGAACAAATCGGAGAAATCTCAGCTCAGGCTTTGATAACTGCCCTTGGTTTTGATGAAGAATTTGGTGAAGCCAGCAAAGACTTTGATGCGGATCCTGGGCCTGCAATTACCCCCTGGGAGTACAAGAGTGTTAACGATGAACTCCGTGACGGCAACGATCTATCATCAGATCTATACAGGTGGCTAGCCTCCGGCGCCTCAAGCGGGCAGGTTACCCACCAGAACGGCGATGGCAGCAAAGAAGTTACTTTAGACAACCAAGACTGGCTTGACGAAGATAATGGAACCAGGGGCATACTTGGCGCCCCCGACACTTTTCAAATTCCTCGCAGTGTGCAAAACGAGTATATGATCAATGATGGGCGCACTATGGGATATACAAATCGTTGGCTCGATGACTATAGGGCCGATTCAGAAGGTAACCTCATGTCCCTTGCTACTCACGGTGCATTTAGTATGGTCAAGGCAGGAACTCAATCTTCCGGCATGGATAAAATAGACGTATCAAGCATACCTGCATATGTGCCATATTTCGTGTCTAACGGCGG